CGCAAGAGTTAGCGGACAAGCTGTGTTGTAAGCGTAGTTCAGTATATACTAAAGTATGTTCTGGTGAAGCGCTGGGTTATGTCAATATAGCGACAAAAGAGTTTGTAACACTTGGGTCTAAGCGCGCCAATTTGGCTGAGAAGATTAAACTAATGGAGCGTGGTTTTATTGCAGCACACTTCGTTAAAGAGGTTTGAATAATGGAGTGTGATATTTGTAAAGACGAAATGGAAGATGGTGCGCCTGTTATTGAGTTCAACGGGCGTAACCTATGCATTAATTGTGTAAACTTATTAGCTGATGCGGCCAGTGAGATTGAAACACAGAAACAAGATTTAATTTAAAGAGGTAAATGTCATGCAAAAAATAATCATCAACGGCAATGTTGGAAAAGACCCAGAAGAAAGATTTACTAAAAACGGGCAAAAAATTGTTTCGTTTAGTCTTGCCGTGTCCAACCAAGACAAAGAAAAAACCACAACGTGGTATGAGTGCCAATGCTGGAATGATAAGACACAAGACATCATTATGCAATTTGTAGCCAAGGGGTCAAAATTATTAATTGATGGTCGCCCATCGATTAATGTTTATGTTGACAAGACAGGTAAAGCAGCAGGATCAATTCAAGTTACCATTAACACTGTTGAATTTATCGGTAGCAAGAAAGATGAGCAGCAAGCTGATTCAGAACCAGAGTCAACAGCTCAATCAGCATTTAACGCACCTGGACCATCGTTACAATCTGATGATGTGCCGTTTTAAAGGTATCCGACATGAAGAATAACTGGCTATTTAGATTCATAAGCCCATCTCGTGTTGATAATTACCTGAAGTATTTGAGTGGCTATGAATGGAAATTTGGCGATAATTTCAAAGAATTTACCACCGAAGCATTTATTGACAAATTACTTGGTATTGAAGAACCGTCTCACCATCTTGAATTTGGTACTGCGTTTCACAAAATATTTGAAGATGGTGGGTATGGTGAACAACCTAATCCAATAGTCAAAAATGGAGTTACGTTTACATTTTCCAAAGATTTTGAACTCTACTATCCACCTATTCGAGAAATGCCAGTTAGTAAAGTAATTGGTAATGTGTTGATTAATGGGACTACAGACGGCATAGACGCTAACACGGTGCACGATCTTAAGACAAGTAAGCAATTCGACTATGAATACTACTCAAGCTCAGTACAGTGGCAAACATACTTAATGTTAACTGGATTAAATGAGTTTATCTATCATGTATTTGTTTGCGATAAAGACGAGTTTAATAAAACGGTTATAGTTAAAGATTATCACCAAATAAAATTAACTCGTTATGTTGGTATGGAATCGTATGTAACTAATATCGTCAATGATTACTTTGAATGCCTGCTTAATTTTGAGCCATTAATTATTGCTAGAATGAATGAGTATAACAATCAAATATCCGAATTTATCGAGCAATTAAAATCTAGTCAAATCGTTACAGCCAAACACGAAATTAACGATTTGATAAATAAATTACAATCTAAATATTTAACGAAAGAGAAACAACGATGTTAAAAATTACAAAAGCAAATGAGGTTATTTTAACCAGCAATTTAGTAGTGGTTTTATTTGGGCAACCAGGGAGCGGTAAATCATCAATGGCATTTAGCGCCGCCAAGCCATTAATGCTTGATTTTGACAATGGAGCACAGCGCTCAATTGGTCGTAAGGATGCTGTGCGAATTAGCAATTGGTCAGATGTGGAAAGTATTGTAGAAACTGATTTAGTTGATTATGACACTATTGTAGTTGATACCGTGGGTAGATTACTAGAGTGCTTAATCCAGTCACTCGGCAAGCGTGATCCAAAGTTAGTCCGCAAAACTGGAGAATTGACACTGCAGGGTTATGGAGCGTTGGCTGTAGCTTATAAAGCATGGATCGCCAAAGTTAAATCATTTGGAAAAGATTTGATTTTAATTAGCCATGAAAAAGAAGAGAAAAACGGGGACAACACGTATATTCGTCTTGATGTAGCTGGTAGCACTAAAAACGAAATATTGAAAATGGCTGATTTACTGGGTTATCTCAGCATGGATGGCAACAAACGGGTTTTAGATTTTAACCCCACTGAATTTCACTTAGGTAAAAATTGCGCTGGATTTGAATTATTACATGTGCCTGATTACACTGAAAATCAGAATTTTTTAGCCGAACTTGTTGCTAAGGCAAAGGACAAAATGAATGCAAAGTCTGATGAAGCAATCAAAGCAGAGGCTGAGTTTAATGCTGCAATTGAAAGAATTATTGGTGCTAAAAATGCTGATGAATTCAATCAATTAATGAGTGATTCGGTAATTCAAAAAATACCAGCGCTTAAAAAACAATTAGTTAAAGTTGCAGAATCAGTGGGGATTATATTTAATAAGGTTCATAAATGCTTTATTAATCAAACCCAGCAAGAGCAACAAGACGTTATTACCAATGGAGTCAACCAAACTACGGGTGAAATTGAGGGGGATTTTGACGTTAACCCAGACGCTGCAGCAGCCGCAGAGAATGAATTTGCTTAACTTAACGCCGATTAAATTCGGCTTTTTAATGGATGAATGAAATGAGTAAAATAACAGTAGGTACATCAGGACTGACTAACACAATTTATGCTGGCAGACTAAACAAAGCGGGCAACCAATGGGTGGGAGAAAAGCACGATGTCACAGATGCAGTGGTTAGCGCAGCTATGCAACATGTTTATCAGAATGCTGTAAATAGCAAGAGCGAATATGCGGAGATTATTGTTCGTGATTTTAAAGGTTACGATTTAAAAATTTATGCAAAAAAGATTACAGAAAATGCAGCCACTCCCGAATAACACAATTGTCTATTATGCCAGCAGCGACCCAAAATACACGGGATCAGTTGGCATTATTACCTCAAGCTTTATCAGTCCAAAATCAGAGATTTTAACTCAAGATGTTAAATTTGCATTCGGCACATTTCGGCATGAGTTTACGCATTTACACGAGGTGAAGAAATTCACGGACAAGCAAAAGCAAAGCCTAGAGAAACTAAAATTAATCCATCCACATTTATTTAAGGATAACGAAATGAGAAATTTTAATTTGGGTGACTGTGTCACGCACCCAGAACACCAGATAACTGGCACAGTAATATCGGAACGTGGGGCAAATGGACATTATAAAGTGCTAATGGATGATGGACGAGATCATGTTTTTCATGAGGATGAAATAACCCTCAAAAACAACATGACTGAATTAGAGAAAGCTGAAAAACGCATCCCAATGATTGTTAAGTTTATTCAGCAATTCTTAGCCACCGACTTAGCGCAACAACTATCACCAGCACAGCGCGATGCAATTAATAAGCCAGGTAATTACACAACTTGGCCAAAGCTCACCGAAAAACTAATTAAAGATGATTTAGAAAGACAAGCAATGGAGTTTATCAATGCTACGAAAGAAAAGCAAGCTACCAACATCATACCAACGAGCACAGCGCAACAGTCTGAAACCGTGGGGTCTAACACTAAATCAGGTCAAGAAGATAGCCAAGCAACAACGGAGATTGTTCCGCAAGTTGAGTTAGCTCAATTAGTTCGTAACACCAATGCAATTATCGAAATTGATGTAAATGTCGCAATTGAGTATATTGATAATCGTATAACTACATTCGTTGGAGAGTCTGAAGCTCTTGAAGCTGAGTTAAAGAAATGGTTCAAAGATTTAGCGGCTCGCAGATTAGATTTAACGCGACCGGTTAAAGAATCACTGCAAACCGTTATTGATGACGAAAAGAGAATTGGCGCATATTTAGAAAAGATATTTGCAGCCAATGCAGCCAAACGTGAAGCAGCGGAGAAAGACCGCAAAGCTAAAAAATACACCGAGGTTATGGCAGCCATGGCGGATATGCTTAACACAGTTGATTTGCCACCAGAATATTTAGCTAAGGTTGTGTTTCGTGAAGAGTATTACCAAGTTACATTTAAGGGTAAAAAACTTGCTGAAAGTATTCAAGAGCAGATTAATACTCAAGTTAGTTTATACAATGGTTATTTAGCTGAGCTTGAGTTAAAACAACAACAAATCAAAAATCGTGAGTTATTGCTTGAGAACCTAAACACTAAATATGGTGCTAATGGCACTTATTCAATGTTCACGATTGAAATGTTTAGCGATGATCAAGTATTAGCTAAATACGAAGCCAATCACCAACGTAAATTAAAACTTGAGCAGGAGAAAGCAGATGCTGAAAAGATTAAGAATGAAACTAAAACTGAAGCGGTGGCGGAAAGTTCTACGCTACCAGTGGTTAACGTTAGTCTACCATACTCCCCAATGGGGGGACAGCAGAAACATTCAACACCGCACGCGAATATCGAAAGCTCACCGCCAGCTATTAATAGTAGCTCACCGGAGACGGAAACCGTTATTATGTTTAAACTCGTAGTAACTGGTCGCACTCAAGCAGACCATGAGCGCTTATTACCTAAGTTTATAGATAAAATCAATGCCGCAGTTGACGTTGGTTTAGCTCCAGCCGTTAACGCTGGATTTGGTTATAAATTTGAGGTTGTTGAGTGAAACCAACACGAAAATGCGGCACGTGCAAAGGTTACAAATCTGGCAAGTGTAAATTAACAGGTAAATCAGAGCATCAAGATAATTGGTGCACTGGTTGGAAAATTAAACTAATTTAGGAGTTAAAATATGGCACAAATTGAAATTAAATGCGTAATGGATAGTGAATTTTGCAAGGGTAATACCTGGTATCAAATTCGCAGTATGAGTGATCATGTTGTTTATGTCTATTTAGATAAGTATGAATTTGTTGGATTACCAAAATGCCATTTTGACATGGATAATATTCGAGAATTAAAGGAAAATAAAATGCAAGAAGTTATACATGATTCAGATTATGGAGATGAAAAATGAGTAACATGAAAGCAAGAACACTATATAGACTTGAACAGCAATTGCTTGAGCTGTATGTTGTAATCGAGGATTTTAAAAAGCAAAACCCAAATCACAACATAGCTGATTATCATCGGCCAGGAAAAACTGCAGCTGCATTAAAACGTAAGAGCTTAGAGGTTAGTCTTTTATTAACAGATTTAAGGATGGGAAGATAAATGGATAATTTTATTTTTAATTTAGCGGATAAAATATGAGT